GTATTTTTTCCAATAGTCATTTTTCTTTTTATCCTTCCATAGCTGCCAACCCATGACAACAACATAAACAAGAACTAATAATATTAATTGCTTCTCACTACTCATATTATGTACTCCTCTATACTCCAATCAAATAGTTCAGCTATTTCTATTGCACCCATTTTATATAATGCCTTATGATCCTCCTCATCAATGTCAAAATGATAGTCAATAAGCATATCTTTTATTTCTTTTAAAGAATTGAAATGTTCAGTATCTTGAACATCATGTTTACCACCATAATATTGATGTCGTTGATTACACCAAACAACATATTTTTTTTGCTTCTCGCTACTCATTTGTCCCCTTTTGTTTATTGTTTTTCTCATCCATGAATTTCATGACATGAGAGCCAAGTCTTATGCTGTACTTAAATGGGTTCATAGCTTGCCAATTATCTTGCGGATCGTTCTTTGATAGATCAACCCCTTCTTGATTAAAGGTTTTACATTTTTTATTCTTCATGTAGTCAATCAACCATTGAGATAGTTTATTTTTCATCTTCCCCCCTCGTTGTTTGGTAGTTGTAGCATAAACTTTATGCCGAATAAGATCATAATACTAAGACCAATCCATGTGTGAATGTGTATAGCAATGATCAATCCTAAAAACATAGTCGCAAAACATAATGCGAAGTATATAGCTTGTATCATTTTTCCCCCTCATTTTTTAATTGTCCTAAATATTCGGGTGCTGCAACTAAAAATGGTTCTACATATTTAGTTTTTACGCAACCTTCCTCAATTAAGTAATTGTATGCTTTCTTTTTTTCTTTAACATCATCCAAATATATTCTGATAATGTTTTTATGTGGTCTAGTTATTATCATATTATCCCCTTGTTAAGTTTATATTAGTTATATTTACCATATTGTCAATAGTATTATGCAACATCTTTATAATATTCCTCATCCATCATATAAAACATATCAGGATCAACTTTAAAGAATTTATAATTAGTCATTCCACCCCTTGCATCAGCTCCATTATGAATACAAAGCGCAATTATATCATTTTGATACAGTTCACCGCTTGAGATCCATTGAATATCTTGCGATAAACAATTATCAAAATTATAAGTATATGTGCAATCTGCCTCTGTCTCAGGATATATATACTCATTCATAAAATCCTCCACATCAGCTATAATGTGTGATCTGCCATTTGGATTATCAAAATAATGATACTTATCTTCATTAATCCAATCATTAAATTGATTGGTTAATTTAGGAAGATATGTACAGCTTTCATTTAAGTGATGAAATAAAGACTTTGTAATTATATCATCATCCTTAGATATTTCAGGTTCATTCTGAAAATCTTTAAATGATCTTTTTTGATTATGTTGCCAGTGTCTTCCATTTTCACCGCCACTATCTAAAAAATGCTTACCAGTGTTTTCAGTTAGCATCTCATATATTACTTTACTTGTTTTATTTGTCATTGTTTCCCTTTTGTTTGTTGTTTTCGTTGTCATAGCCATATTGGTAAACTAATAAATATAAAATACAAGTATATAAGTGTTCATAATGGGTCAAGATATTAGTGTGATATAAATGCAACTGTGGTATTTATGCAACATGAAGTTTATTTATAATATTAAAGATGAGCAAGGGAACGAGCAAACACTTCAAGCGATGTCTTACAAAAAACTAATTAAACAATTAAACAATAAATTTAACGAGGGTCAGATTATATCTGTAAAGTATCAGAATAAAAAAGGTCATGACTTATTAAAATATATTAAGATTGAAAAGGTTGAATAGTTGTGTTTCTAATCTTACAACGAACCCCGCAATCTCTCGCAATATGAGCAACGGACACAATTAGAACACAATCTATTACAGAAATGGTGTTCCGATATATGAATACTATCGGTAATCATAAGTTATCAATAGTAATATTAACAAGATGTTGCCATATTTTATGTTGCATACCCCCCATATACCCGACAATGTGACCGCATTTTATTATATATATATACATGGGACTCGAGGACACCCTTACAGAGACAGCCACTTATTCACTTTGGCAGACCATCCTTTCATTATTGGAATAATTACTATATGTAGTAGTATATGTGGAATTACATACAAGATGATTTAGACTCAATAGTTTACATTGATCCAAAGAAACACACTTTGGTCATAAAGATATTTGGCTTTCATAATAACGAATCAGCTGAGCTTTATGCTAGTTATGCTATGAGCTTAATGAATTTTGAATATGGTAGCTTAGGTCAAGATATGCCTAGTAAACTAATCCACTAAAAGATTATGCAGATTAAAATACCCTATACGCCAAGAAAGCATCAGGCTTTTCTTCATAGAGAAATATCAAGGTTCAGATGGAATGTATTAGTTTGTCATCGAAGGTTCGGCAAGACTGTGTGCATGATTAATCATCTTATACGTTCTGCCTTATTATCGAAACAAAAAAACCCAAGATTTGCCTACATTGCACCAACATTTAAACAAGCTAAGTCAATCGCTTGGGATTACATGAAACAGTTTACCGCCAAGATTCCGCACACCAAGTTCAACGAAACAGAGCTACGTGTAGATTTACCTAATGGCTCTCGTATTACTTTGCTAGGCTCAGAGAACTCAGATGGTTTGAGAGGTATCTATCTTGATGGCTGTGTGATTGATGAGTATGCAAATGTAAACGAAAGATTATTTCCTGAGATTATACGACCAGCACTATCCGATAGAAAGGGGTACTGTGTTTTTATTGGGACTCCGCAAGGCATGAATAATAATTTTTATGAACTCTATCAACACGCACAAGGAGCAGAGGATTGGTTTAACTATAAAGCTAAAGCATCAGAAACTAAAATTGTAGATGAGGAGGAGCTTACCAAAGCGAAAGAGGTTATGGGTGAGAAGAAGTATCTACAAGAGTTTGAATGTGATTGGATCGCAAACATAGAAGGTGCGATCTACGCAGATGTGTTGGCGGATTTAGAAAACAAAAAACAGATTGCACGTGTACCCTATGATCCTAGTTTACCCGTATCGACATCATGGGATTTAGGAGTCTCAGATCATAGTAGTATTATATTCTATCAACAGATAGGTAGAGCTATCAATATTATTGACTACCATGAAGAGAGAGGTCAAGGTTTACCTCACTATATTCAAATGATCAAAGATAAAGATTATGTTTATAAAGATCACTATGCTCCGCATGATATAGAAGTTACTGATTTTAGTAATGGTAAAACAAGACGAGAGGTAGCTTATCAGCTAGGCATCAGGTTTAAGGTTGTGCCTAAAATACCTTTAGAAGATGGTATACACGCAACAACAATGACTTTACCTCGATGTTGGATTGATACAGACCATTGCAAAAAACTAATAGATGCGTTAAGACATTATCATCGGAAGTATATTGATAAAAATCGTATGTTCCGTAGTAAACCTGTACACGATTGGTCGTCTCATGCGTGTGATGCGATGAGATATTTAGCTGTAGGTTTACAAGAAATAAATACTAGACAAGCTGCACCTCAAAGTGTAGCAGATAATGAATACAGGATTATATAAATATGGGATCACTATTTAAACCAAAAATGCCAACTCTACCACCAGTGCAACCATTGCCTACACCGCCTACACCTGAAGTATCACAAGAAGAAAAAGATAGAATAGCTGCGGAACAAGCAGCATTGGAAAGAAAAAGAAAAGGTAGAAAATCAACAATCTTAACTGGACCGCTTGGAGATACCGAAGAAGCGGAAACAGAAAAGAAAACTTTATTAGGAGGATAAATGGGAGGTAGTCCAGCAAGAGCAGTAAAAAGAATTATTAGTCCACCTAAACCTCCTGCACCTCCAACTCCCGCACCAACAACAGCGGAAGTTTCTCAAGTTACAGCGACTAGCATGGATGGATATGATGCAAGAAAAACAAAAGCAAAAGGAAGATCGATGACTATATTAACTGGACCAAGAGGTGTAGAAGATCAAACAGTAACATTAGGTAGACCAAGTATATTAGGAAAATAAATGGCAAGAACAGATTTAACAAAAAAATTATTATCACGTTTTGAAAGATTATCAGGTCAAAGACAAAACTGGGAAACGCATTGGCAAGAAGTTGCAGATTATATGATGCCAAGAAAATCAGATGTCACTAAAAAAAGATCACGTGGCGATAAGAGAATGGAACTCATCTTTGATAGTTCTCCTTTACAAGCCTTAGAATTATTAGCGGCATCGTTACATGGAATGCTTACTAATCCTTCGACACCATGGTTTACATTAAGATTTAAAAATCAACAAGTTGATAATGAAGATGAAGCGAAACTATGGTTAGAGTCAGCAACCGATGCAATGTATACAGCTTTCAATAGATCAAACTTTCAACAAGAAATATTTGAATTGTATCATGACCTTATTACCTTTGGTACAGCTGCAATGTTTATTGAAGAAGATGATGAAGATTTTATAAAATTTTCTACAAGACATATTGATGAAGTTTACATCGCAGAAAATGACAAAGGTAGAATAGATACGATCTATAGAAAATTTAAATTATCAGCACGAGGTTTAGTACAAAAGTTTGGTGAAGCTGTATCGCAAGATATTGTAGCTATGGAAAAGAAAGACCCATACAGAGAAATAGAAATTATACACGCAGTTTATCCAAGATCAGATTTTGATCCGACAAAAAGAGATACAAAGAATATGCCATTCGAATCAGTATACTTCGAATATAAAAATGGTAACGAACTATCCGTATCAGGTTTCAAAGAGTTTCCGTTTGTCGTGCCAAGATATTTAAAAGCATCACATGAAATTTATGGAAGATCACCAGCAATGACAGCGTTGCCTGATGTGAAGATGTTAAATGAAATGGCAAAGACAACAATCAAAGCTGCACAGAAACAAGTAGACCCACCTTTACTTGTACCTGATGATGGTTTTTTATTACCTGTAAGAACTGTACCAGGTGGTTTAAATTTTTATAGATCAGGTACGAGAGATAGAATTGAACCTTTAAATATTGGTGCAAACAATCCATTAGGTTTC